AACAAATGGACTTCTACCAGAACTCAGTGAGTGTCACTCGCTGGTTCTGCTGGATGTCGATACAGACGAAATGGTATCCTGCGCAGACCAAGAAGGATACACTCCCATTGCTGATGGCCTGGACATTCTAGCCAAAGCAGAACGCCTTATCGGCCACAACATTCAAGCCTTCGATTTACCAGCACTGTTTAAAATATATGGCTTCACCTACCACGGTGAACTGCATGACACGCTGATAATGTCTCGGCTCGTATGGTCAGACTTGAAAGAAAATGACTTTAAGTTTGCCAAAAAGAACAAAGAATTTCCGATGAAGCTCATTGGCTCCCACTCTCTTGGTGCATGGGGCCGTCGCCTGAGCAACCACAAGATTGAATATACAGGTGGTTGGGGCCAGTGGTCGGAAGAGATGCAGACATATTGTGAGCAGGACATCTACACGAACCTCACGCTCTACAATAAAATCCTGAGCAAAGAGCCTACGCCTGACAGCATCGCACTGGAACATGACTTCGCTGCAATCATACGCAAGCAGGAGGATTATGGCTTTCCTTTTGATGTAACCAAGGCAAATGCTTTGCTGGCCAAACTGCAATCACGCAAAGCCTCACTCGAAGCTGAACTGCAAACCGCCTTCCCGCCATGGGAAATACGCGAGCCGTTCATTCCGAAGGTCAACAACAAGACACGCGGCTACGAAAAAGGTGTGCTGACGCACAAAGTAAAGACCGTCGTCTTCAATCCTGCCTCACGTGACCACATCGCAGACCGTCTCAAAGCCATTCATCATTGGAAACCCACAGACTTTACCGCCAATGGTAAGCCAAAGGTCGATGAGGATGTACTGAAGCAGCTGGATTATCCAGAGGCGGTGCTTCTTAACGAGTTTCTACTGCTCAACAAACGCATCGGACAACTGGCGACAGGAGCTAATGCTTGGCTCAAGCTGGAACGCAAAGGCAAGATGCACGGTCAGGTCATAACGTCGGGGACTGCAACTTTTCGCTGCACCCATAACAGGCCCAACGTCTCCCAAACGCCCAGCGTCAACGCACCTTACGGCAAGGAATGTCGTGAATTGTTTCATGCACCGAAAGGCTCAAAGCTCGTTGGTGCTGACCTCTCTGGCTTAGAACTACGCTGCCTCGCCCACTACATGGCGAAGTTTGATGATGGCTCCTACGGCGAGGAAGTCGTGAATGGAGACGTTCACACAGCCAACCAAAAGGCTGCAGGTCTGCCGACCCGCAATAATGCCAAGACGTTTATCTATGGCTTTCTCTATGGCGCAGGACCAGCAAAGATTGGGTCTATCGTTGGCGGAAGCGAAGCCGAAGGTAAGAAACTCATCAGCAAATTCATGAAGGCGACACCTGCCATCAAGATGCTTCGCGAAGCTGTGGTCAGAACCGTTAAAGCCAAGGGTCATCTCAAGGGACTTGATGGGCGCATACTGCCTATCCGTTCAGAACATTCTGCACTTAACATGTTGCTTCAATCGGCAGGGGCTATCCTCGCCAAGAAGGCAACCGTCATCCTGTACGAGAACCTGACCCGCATGGGTTATGTCTTCGGAAAAGACTATGCGCTTGTCGCTCATGTCCACGATGAAGTGCAGCTGATTACCAAAGAGGAAATCTCCACCATTGTCGGACAACAAGCCGTCACCGCCTTCCAAGAGGCTGGTGAATACTACGGCTTTAGATGCCCCATCACGGGGGAATTTAAGGTCGGCCAAACGTGGGCGGACACGCACTGAGGCCCAACGCCGAAAGCGAAACGCCCGACGACAGGACTTGGTTCAATACAAAGGTGGCATCTGTGAGCGATGCAATGAGCCACACCACTACGTTGCCTTTGACTTTCATCACCAAGACCCAAGCGAAAAGGTTTTCCCACTATCCCAGCGGCACATGAGCCGTGTGTGGGGCGATCTGATTACCGAGGCGGATAAGTGCCACCTGCTCTGCGCAAATTGCCACCGCATTGTTCACTTTGAACAAGACCCAACTTTCCTAAAACCCAAATCATAAAGGATGCTGAATGATAGCAGTACAGTACATGAGTTCCATGGGCGACGATGACCTAGTTGTCGATGCCGCAAGAGTTTCGTTTGACAAACAAGCTGAGAATTTTGGCCCACGTCAGAACGAACGTCTTATAAACTTTTTAGCAAAAGAGAAGCATACCGCCCCATTTACCCATCCGACTGTCTCATTCAGATGCAAGGCTCCAATTTTCATGGCCCGTCAACTTGCCAAACATCAGGTTGGCGGGACTTGGAATGAGGTCAGCCGCAGATACGTTAAGACAAGCCCAGAATTTTGGAAGCCTGACTTCTTTCGGGCAGCTGCAGATGATGTGAAGCAAGGCTCATCTCCCGATGCACACCGCAGAAGCGATGAGTTCCTCGAAGAATACCTCGACATCTGCATCGATGCGGTGGCCGCTTACAACAAGATGGTCGCTCTTGGCATTTGCACAGAGCAAGCCAGAGCCATCCTACCACAAGCTGCGATAACTGAATGGGTATGGACAGGTTCCCTGCTCTTCTGGTCTCGCGTCTACGACCTTCGCAGCGCGGACAACACGCAAGCGGAGACCCGTGAGTTTGCTGATTTACTTGATGAGCAGATGACAGCGTTGTTCCCAATCTCTTGGGAGGCACTGCTGAATGGATGAGCCTGATTATGAAATCGCAGTTATCGCCACAATGTCTGAGGCCATCACACGTTTAACCAAAGCATTGGGCAAGACAGACGATGAGCAAATGACTGCAATCGTTACTACAGCTGCAACCATCTGCTTGAACATGATGCTGGCAACTCAACGTAGACCTGCTGATCTGCACACAATCGATAGGGAGACTATACAATGAAGTTTCTCATCGATGCAGACATCGTTGCATTTAAAGCCGCTTCATCGTGTGAACACCCTGTTAATTGGGGTGATGGCCTATGGACACTGCACAGCTTTGAGCATGAAGCTATCGACCACTGCACGGCTTACTTCGATAGGCTGAAAGCAACGCTGGGTAATGGTGAATTACAGCTGTTTCTCACAGGTGAAAACAACTGGCGCAAAGCCATCCTGCCTTCATACAAGTCCAATCGGAAGGATAAGCGTAAGCCTATGCTTCTCATGTTCCTGCGCAACTGGATGCAAGCGCAGTTCAATGCCGTCGTCCAAGACGGTTTGGAAGCAGACGACTTGCTTGGCATCCATGCAACTGCAAGCCCCAAGGACACCATGATTATCTCTGAGGACAAAGACCTCAAGACAATCCCTGCGCTGTTGTTCAACCCTGCGAAAGATAGCGCCCCTCGCCTCATCTCTGAGTTCGAGGCCGACTATCATCACATGACGCAAACCTTAACAGGTGATGCAGTCGATGGGTTCCAAGGTTGCCCGACCATAGGGCCGAAAACTGCAGAAAAAATTTTAAAGGATTGCACCACCAGTGCTGACCTTTGGGACGCCGTTCTGGCGACATTTAAAAAACACAAACTCTCAGAAGACGTGGCACTGGTCCAGGCGCAAGTCGCTCGTATCTGCCGTGACACAGACTTTGACACCAACACAGGGAAGGTCATTCCATGGATGCCGAAACAATAATTACTCCAAATCATTACGCCCAGTATGCAGTCGAACCGATTGAGTTCATCATGATTAACGACATGGATTTCTGGCGTGGCAACGTCATCAAATATGTCAGTCGTGCTGGTGCGAAGCTGTATGATGGGCAGGACGAAACACAATCTGAAATCACAGATTTATGTAAAGCCATTAGATACTGCGAGATGCGTATCAACATGCTCAACGAAGAGGGCATTTTATAATGGTGTCCGAGCTTAACGAGTATCAAACCCGTGCAGCCAACACCGCCGTTTACCCCGACAAGTCCGCCCTTGAATACCTGACACTCGGTCTGCTGGCGGAAGCGGGTGAACTGGCTGGCCACTATGCCAAGTGGCTACGCAAAGACAGCCAACTGCAACCCTATCCCGCTGAATCTGTGATGGCTGAAGCAGGCGATGTGCTGTGGTTCGTCTCTGAACTGGCACGGCTGCACAACAAATCCCTCTCTGACCTTGCTCAAGAAAATTTAGACAAACTCGCCTCTCGCCAGAAGCGCGGGAAACTCAAAGGAAATGGTGACTATCGATGAACAAAAACCACAATCAACCTTACGGGCCATCCCTGCCCATCTCGGAGGAGATTGATAAGACCAAGTACCGCCAGACAGGTGAAGACTTTTATTCCAAGGTCGTCCGTATCGCCAACGCCTTGAAGGACAGCCCCCAGCACTTTGAAGATTTCAAGGATGCCATGCGCTACATGCGGTTTCTGCCAGCTGGCCGTGTGCAAAATGCGATGGGCGCAGCACGTCAAACCACAGCGTACAATTGCTTTGTGTCTGGCGTTATTGACGACAGCATGGATAGCATCATGCAGCGTGCAACCGAAGCAGCTGAGACAATGCGGCGTGGTGGTGGCATCGGATATGACTTCAGTCGTCTGCGACCTAGAGGTGACCGTATCAAATCGCTAGACAGCAAAGCCTCTGGCGCTGTTTCATTCATGCAAATCTTTGATGCAGTCTGTCAGACCATTGCTTCCTCAGGTCACCGTAGAGGCGCTCAGATGGGTGTCATACGTATCGACCACCCCGACATCGAACAGTTCATCACAACTAAGAATGACGGTACCTCACTGTCAGGTTTCAATATCTCAGTCGGCGTTACCGATGAGTTCATGGAATGCCTCGAACAAAAGAAGCCATTCCAGCTGCGCTTCGATGGTGAGGTCCACCGTGAGGTAGACCCTGTTGCCCTGTGGGACATGATTATGCGTTCCACTTGGGATTGGGCAGAACCCGGTGTTCTGTTCATCGACACCATCAACAAGATGAATAACCTCTACTATTGCGAGACCATTGAGGCCACTAACCCATGTGGAGAACAGCCCCTGCCACCGTATGGTGCCTGTTTGCTCGGCTCTTTCAATCTCGTGAAGTACGTCGAAGATGGCGAATTTAACCAGCGTCAGTATGAAGAGGACATCGCTACCGTGGTTAGAGCCATGGATAACGTCATTGACCGAACCATCTACCCGCTACACGCACAGGAACTTGAGGCTAAGAACAAACGCCGTATGGGCTTGGGCATCACTGGCTTGGCTAATGCCGCTGAAATGTGTGGTAAACCCTATGCGTCACCAGAGTTCATGGAGTTCGCTGAGAACATTTTGGCCACGCTGCGTGACCATACATACTTTACCAGCTCCACACTGGCGGCTGAGAAAGGGTCATTCCCCCTCTACAACGCAGACAAATTCCTGAAGAGTAAGTTTGTGCAGTCGCTGCCCGATTGGGTACAGGCAAAGATACGGGTGAACGGAATACGCAACTCGCATCTGACCTCGATTGCGCCA